CGCATTTTGAAAATAAGTCAACACTTTTTTGAAACTTTTTTATGGTAATATTACCGATCTCGTTGGGACTCTATGAGAACTAATGCTTCGCGAGCTCTCTGAAGTCGACGGTAGTCTTGATTCCAAGTGCTATAAAAGTTATTAACATCTCGCGGGGTACCGACATCACGAAGGGTCTGATTGGTCAGTTCGCATCGCCAGTAAGCGTGACCTCTAGGCGGGTTGCGGTAGGTCATGTCGCCAAGTTGGTTTACTTGATCGCGAACATACCTATTGACGTATCCACGGTTCATGGCATTGGACGCAGATCCGAGTCTAAGTCACTCGCACTCACACCAGCTTGACACAAAGCTTGCTGTGAACTACGGTAATCTCGCCAGAACTGCTCATCAAGTAGGGCTTCGGGAGTATCTTCTAAAGACCAATCTTCGAAGAGTTCATCAACCAGTTGTTGATTGAAGTCACTCATCACCGAAGGATTAACCATGCTGTAGTTGTATCGCATAACAATCTCTCATCTCAATTACACCATAAGTATACCACACTAAGAGAGACTGTCAACCTGTTTTTAAAACTTTTTTATGGTAATATTCACATTACCCAAAGAAGTCCTCAAGGGTTGCGGCTGGTTCTGCCTTCCACCCGACCGCATCAAGGATCGGTTCTAGTGGGTCAAGGAAGGTCTTGTCGAACATCATGTCATAGTCTACGAACTTGTGTAGACCAAGTTCAGGGGGAAGATTGAGCGGGAACGATACGACGTTCTGTCCCAATCGGTTAGGTAGTTTAAGGTAACAGAACTTGATCTTGGTTCCAGTCGTCACGTTTTCATAACGTGTGGTGAGATCGTTCTGTTTGATTGCGTTGTTGTAGATTAATGCGCCTCGCACGTGGATCGGACAGGATTTCTTGAAAACGCTCTCGCGATCGATCCACTTCGTGAGATTAGACACACCACGTGGGAACGATACGTCCTCCGGTGGCAGACCTTTAAACTCAGTGCGGAAGTCGCGGATAAACCCTTGGGTGTCGTCTTCTGTCCCTTCAATGATGACGCGGAAAATCTGCTTGAACTTGTCACGGACAACCTGCGGAGTGGACGACTTGATCGCCTCGATACCCATCATCTTGAGTTTGGGTTCTGCGTACTGGACGCCTTCGTTGTTGTGGACGTTCAGGATGTATCGTTTCTTTGCCATCCAGATCCCACGGTCTGCGATCACCTCGCGTCCCATCTCCATGCGGTCGACATATGCACCCGTGACTTCCGCCATCTTCGCATACGACTCATCGAGTTTCTTCTCGAAATGTGTGGAACAAATCTTGTCTAGGAACTTGACAGGATTCTTGGGATTAAAATTATCAACAAGATCCCCCATCCTAATATAAACAGAGTCGGTGTCAATTGCCACAACGTAGTCCTCATCTGTTTTGAGAATGTTTTGCATCTCATTATTCACCGTCCTCTCTGCCCATTTGATCGCTAACTGACCGGCCATCGTGATAGACTCAGCGACCCGTTGATCGAAGTAACGGAACCACTTGTTACCCAACGCACCATAGAGTGAGTTCATTAGGATCTTGATCGCCATCTGTTGATTGTTTAGTGATGTGATCTTGTACTGGAGAGACTTGGACGGATTGGTCTGATACTCCTGATCCAACTTGAGCATCTGATCTTTGATGATCCGACGTTCGGCATAATACTGTTCAATGATCTGTGGGATCACACCCTTACGATCGTGCGAGAATCTCACACCCGTGGGCGCGAGGGAGTGTCCCTCACCTTGGATCCGTTGACCCCCAAGGAAAGATTCCACCGAAGCATCCACCAGACCGTCCATAACTGTCTCTGGAGACATATTGTATTGGACAATGATGTTCGGGTATAGGGAGTTCAGGTCGAACGAGGTGACCCATTGGTGAGATCCTACCTGCGGCTCTTTCACGTAACCGCCAGGATATGGTGTCTTGGGTTTTTCAGTCTTGGGTGGGATTGCGATCTTGTTCTTATTCAGAAGTCGATAGATGATCGAGTCCCAGATATTTGTCGTACCCAAGGTGTCTCCGTAGTTCACACCACCACGATACGCCATAGTTAGAACCAGAGAAATTAAGTCGAGTTTCTCATCGATATTGTGCACCAACTCCACGTCCTTGACGTTGTAGTCGATAAACTTCTGATAGTCCTCTTTATAGAGGGTGTGTAGGTTTCCGTGTTCTTCATATGAGAGTTTGCGCTCACCCAACACCACGTTCGCAATGTGATCCAGACGGTAAGACTCCTGTTGACCCAACGTGTTCAGGGTGAACTTCTTGAAAACCTCAAGGTAGTCGAGATGTTCGACGCCCTCAATGATGTATTCTTGGTTTTCTCGGCCGTTGATCTTCTGCACACGTTCACGCACCGCACCCCAAGGTGAGAGACGTTTTACTAACGTGTCGTCACCATACATTCGGTAGCATCGGTTGACGATGTAGGGGATATCGAAGAATCGAGTGTTCCATCCGGTGATGATGTCCGGCGAGTAGGTGACCCAGTGATCCACGAACTTACGCAGTAGGTCGTCCTCGTTGTCGCACTTGATGAACAGAACGTCCTCACGGGTGGGCGTGTAGTCGTTGAGACCCCACACCCAATACGTACCATCATTGTTGCGAAGCGAGATAGAGATGATCGGATGTTCTGCAACATCGGGTTCGGGGAACCCTTGGTCAGACGCAACCTCAATATCAAGATTGAGCACCCGCACCTGTTCGCGATCGAACTTGATGTCGTTGGGGAAGGTCTCCGCGATGAACTGCATCGCGTAGTTGGTCATACCATAGACCTTGAAGTTGGAGACATCACGATACTGTTTGGTAAACTCCGCGGCCTCCTTCATCGACTCGAACTGCATCTCCATCACGGAAGTACCTTCTAAGGTTTTCCAATCTGAGGGGGAGTTTCCGGTGACATATAGTTTTGGTTTGAAGGGTACACGCAGTTTGACTTGACGACCATTGTCGTAACCACGATACAGTATGTTGTTGCCCATGCGCAACACGGATGTATAAAATTTACTCATGGGACGCATTATATCCCATTGTGGGGGTGGTGTCAATCAATAACGTGGAAAAATTTGTGTCTCTTCCAAGGTTCGTCTTGTAACTGCTGTTTGTAACTGTGATGTTCCTGAGTAACAGCAAGATGCTTCGAGACGACCTGAGTTGTGGGTGTAGGTAACCCGTGTGCTCTATCCGATGGATCATTTGTGTTAAAGAATTTCCCAATTTCACGACCAATACCCATTGTATCACAATTATGCCAAGGATGCAAGGCAGTAACGTGTTTTCCGTAGTAGTCAATATCCGGATGTGATAGGTGATTCGTGGTATACGTTCTGAAAAGACGTTGGAGTACGCAGTATGGACCGCAGTTGATCGGGAAGTTGTTGGTAGTCAACATATGATACGCCCAGTGACAAAATCGTGGGTCGAGAGAATACATCCCCATAAACAAACCGATATTCGCATACAGAGTGTGTGGTGCAAGTGTAACCAAAGACTTGAAAGACTCGTATCGTTCTTCCAGCATCCACGTGTCGTGTTCGATGACCCATACGCGTTCACCACTAACCGCACACTGACGCATGATCTCCCAGTGAGAACACATCCCCGCCTTCTCTGTCGGTGAATGATCGTCCTTTGGTTGACCGAACTTCTTGTTGTCCAGTGTCATCAAACTGCGAGACCATGTGTATCGATCTACATGTTCTTGGAAGTCTTCAGAGTCGGGAGTGATTGCGTCGAACTTCTCGATCGAGTCGATGTGCCCTTCACGTAAGGCGCGTTCGAACGAAAACTGCGAGAGTGCGGCATACTCTTCGGATACTGCGTTTCCTTTTATAACGATCTGAACTACTTTCATACGAATCTCTGAGTGTAAAATCCTTCAAGGTGTATCGGGGACTCTGTGTAGACGCAGGCGTATAGACCCCTACTGTAGATGGATCTGTTCTTACCAGATCTGTGATAGGTGTTCCCCTGTATCGCTACGATATCACCTTTCTTAGGGTATATAGTGACCCACTCTCCGTTGTCTTGATTCTGCAACTCAAGAGTGCCGTTCTCTTCGGTAAAGTCGTCGAGTATCCAAGACATATTGACTGTGTGGATAGTCCCGTCACTGTTGGGTCCGTATTGGTTGTCCCTGTGAGGTTCGAAACGGAGTCGATCGTTAGGCAGTTTGATAACGATCTGATCATTGAACAGGTAGACCTCATCGCCCAAGATCTCACGCGCGAGTTCTTTCATGGTGTCACTGGTGTAAGATTGAAATAGTCGATGATCAAAGTTACCTGCGCACGATATCCCACTCCATGTAGAATAGTCTGCGGCGTGGAGACGCATACCTTCACCGATACGTTTTACCATATCAACTTCATATGGGTTCAGTGCGTCTTCGATGACGACCCAACCTTTTTGTTTGTAGTGGTTTATGTTCATGTATAAAAAAGGGAACCGAAGTTCCCTTATTTATTACATTAGTTGTTGGACACAGACGGCTACCACGAATATACTCGATAGCCCTGCGAACATCCAACCCATCTCTTCTAATCTAGAGTTGGCTCGGTTGCTCTTCTCCATTGTTGCTCTCCTCGTTTAAAAGTTGCGGTGTCGACTGGTATGTGACACCAGAATTAATTGCTACTTTACGAGGCTTCTGACTTTCAGGGATTATTACTTCCAATGAAATGGCTAGTAATCCGTTCCTGAAATCAGCTCCCATTACTTCAACATACTCCGACAGACGGAACTGGCGTTCAAATCTCTTCGTCGAAATGCCTTTGTGAATGTACTCTCTAGTGTCGTTGACTGACCCTCGAATGCTAAGTGTACGGTTCTTTACTTCGATCTCGAGTTCGTCTTCCGTGAAACCGGCGACAGCTAACTCGATTAGGTATTGATCCTCTCCCGTCTTTAGAATATTATGCGGGGGGAACGTATCACCCGAGTGTCGTGCGACTCTGTCTAGTTCATCGATCATCGTATCAAATCCGACGAATGCTGAACGTGGGAACAGTTGTTTTGCTGTTAATGTCATGTTGTGACTCCTTAATAGTAAGCAAGTTCTAAAATAACCCCCACTTATGTGGCAGGTCGATAGTATATATACTCGTTATGAGTATAAAGGTAACACTAGACGTGTGAATATGTCACTATTCAATCATCTAGGTCATCATAGTCGTCATCATCTATACGTATAATAGGTAGAGAATCATCAACGACTACGACGGTATCGTTCTCGATCATCTCGATGATTTCCGTCGTAACTTTTCGATCCATCTCTAGGAAGGCCATGCGGTCTTCAATCATTGAGAGATGTCTGCGATACATTTCAAGTTCTTTCTCTCTATCCTGTTTTCTCTTCAAGACCGCTGATAACGAAACTACTTTTTTATCAGACATGAGAATTTCCTTAGTAGTACTTAGATGGGTCCGGACCACCCTCCACACCGAACGAGAAAGAAACGCGAGACTCCCTTGGAAATACTTGGTGGTGGGTGCCCCTTGGTAGGTAGACAAACATGCCTGGTTCGAAATCAAAAGGTTCCTCGTTGTTTATGTGTTCTACCTTGAGACCCACAGTAGAGATAACCTGAACCAAGAACACGTCCATCGAATCCTTGTGCCAAGGATAAGATCCGCTCGCGCGACCGAACCCACTAAACGCAATGTTAGTGATCTTGTTCTCGTGGAGCGTGAAGACTTCTTGCATTTCTTCATAGATTTTCTTCGCAAAGTCTGGAGCACTACCACGACTATGGAAGGAGTTTAGACCGATACGCATCTTGTCTGAGTTGCGATCGTATAGTTCATCTGGGTGAGAGTCCATCATTTCCATGAACTCGTTCCATCCATAAGCCGACTCCATATCGAACGGGAGTCGACCTACGAACGGCACCTTGTCGCGGATGTAATCATCGCGACCTTCAAAAATGTCATAATATTCATTCGCCATTAGTTATTACCGATGTTGTACTTCGGTTGCAGATTCCACTTTGACTTTTCCTTATACGAGATAATTTTGATCTGTCGCATAGGAGCGCAATCTTGTGCAACTTCTGGGTTTACGATTGATACTAGACCCCAATCCTGTAGAAGGGTTGCGATCGTGTTACGACGTTCCATATCCGTCGTTTCTAAGTTTGACTTCTTGCCGTCCAGTAAAAACAACTCCTTGAAATGGACGATAAAGTACCTACCCTGTTTATGTAGGATATGGCACGATTGGAATAGGGTGTTGTCACGACGTGAAGCAACCCCTATGCGGGTAAGTGTTTCTCTAACTTTTAGGAAATCATCAGGTTCTGCTAGGGTGATCTCTAACATCATCTCTGAGTTCCATTGAACTAGATTATTCTCTTCCACCTTTGTTAACCTTATTTTTGAGTTCTTGTAATTGTTCCGAGGTTAAGAGTCCAATAATCTGCTTCGCTTTGGAATCACTATATCCGTAATACTCTTTGATACACTCGATATCTGTACTCTGGGGTTTGTCCCATTTCGAGAAACGTTTCTTCTTACGCACTATATTTATAAGAAAATCGTGTTGAAGTCTCGCATCTATATGATGCAACCTGTTCATTTCGTTACTAATTAACACAGTATCTGGAAAATATGAAAGCGACCTATTTACTAGGAAGCTATTGTATTGATTAATATTTTCCGGATCCTTATCGAGTAAATTTACCTTGGTACTGTTAATGCTGTTTAGGAAATCGAAGGGTTTAATATCTGTCTTCAATTTTGCACCACCCATTTAAATAGTCCTTACGATATAGTTGCTTAATTCTTCGACGCTGCTGGGTCGTAATAATACTATTGTAGACCTTCATTTTAGTCTGGTTTTCTCGTATGTCTAACTTCTCATCCGAAAAACCAAGATCACACGCCTCGTTTAAGAATACCATAAGTTGTGATAGTTCGTCAATATAAACTACCATGTCATAATCTTCTGGTTTTCCCATATACCACGTCTGTGTGTAGAAGTGGTTATTTTTTAGGGTACCGTCCTCAATCCTATCAAGGACTAGGTCTAGTTCCGTCTCTAAGGATGGGCACTCATCTGCTCTTCCTCGACGGATATATTCTGCTTGGTTCTGAACCAGATACTCACAAGCGGATCTAAACCTAACGACCGGATCGCGTCTCACCGCGATACGATAACTGTCCTTACGAAACGGAATGTCGAACTGGTCTCCGTAATTTCTTACCATATTGAGTCGTTCGACACGACCAATATATTCATCGACCCCGCGTATGAACCTCTGTAGTTCTTTCAGGGTAGACATTCCGTTTTTAGGACACATCCTAACGTCAATGTTGTTAGGAAAGTATAATACGTTGTCCGCAGGGGACATTTCATATTGTCGGGTGTTATGCATTTTTTATCTCCACGTTTGCCATCACCTCTGTGAGACAGGCGACCATATTTAGTTCATGGTCTGCGACAAACGCATTCTTGTATTGATAGTCAGCAAGTATCAAAACAAGTTGTGGAATACTATTCGGGGAGACATGGTCATACATACGATCGTAGACACCACGGAACACCGCCGCTGGTTCTACGTCAATGTTATTGACGACCCACGCCCTCATCTTCTTAAAGTTCTTATCACGGATTGCGCCAAACAACTGAGTGTAGTTGTCCACGACTTCACCGTCGAGAGCAGAAGCCACATTCAGTGACCCCGAAATCGATCCTTTCTGCAACTCATTTAGGACACGCCTCCAATCTGGTGCGTGTTTCATGATGACTTGCGCAAGGACATCCTTATTATAATCTACACCCTCCGTCTGGAGAATGGTCATCGCGCGTTGCATAAACTCCGCCGAGAGAGACTGGAGAGTCTTCTTGGTGGCATTGAACGCGATCTTAGTGCATCGCGAGTGCAATGGGTCAATGATCTTGTTATCGAAGTTGCAGGTCATGATGAACCGACAGTTGTTCGAGAACTCCTCAATGAACCCACGCAACGCGGGTTGGGTTGACTGGGGATTTAGGTAGTCTGCCTCATCAAGGATGACGACCTTATAACCACCAGCCAACGAGACGGAAGAGGCGAACTGTTTGATCTTTCCTCTTAGTGTGTCAATGTTGCCTTCTTCGGACCCGTTGATTACGATGTAGTCTAACTCCAGTTCCTCGCATATCGCGCGAGCGACTGTAGTTTTACCCGTCCCAGCAGTCCCACTGAACATCATGTTCGGGATTTCTCCACCGTCCACAATGTTCTGAAAAGTTTCTTTCAGTTCTGTGGGTAGGATAGTTTGGGATACAGTTTTTGGGCGGTACTTCTCCACCCATAAGAATTCGTTACTCATTTACCACTCCATAATATAATAAGGGGACATTATACCGCATTGTCCCCCTCGTGTAAACCGATTTCTCCAATCTATTTATCAATAAGAGTATGACAAACCCGATCGGTTCTACCGATAAAAACAATCAATTTATCCTATAGTCGTCCGTCCGCATACGCGTGGTTGACTTTAGCATGGTGCATCTCATCAAGACGGACGCACTTAATCATATCAGACAACTTAGCGGTCTCATTGAGTTCGCTGTAGTAGTCAATTGCGATCTGTGGGGCAGGGACATCTTCGATCTCTCCAGCCTCGATCAGTTCCAAATAGTTTGTGTAACTTTGTACCGCTTCCTGTTCGAAGTATCCAGTCATACGGTGTGCGGTTCGGGGGAATAGAACAAACATCACCAGATAGTAGTGCCAGAAGATAAACTGGGCAAGGATGATGATTACACGTTCAATGAACCACGGTCGGATAACCTCCATGAAAAACATGAGGTGTTTTCTCTCGTTCTCTGCCTCTGCAAGCATCTCGTGGATCTTGGTACCGTGACCTTTCTTAAACGCCTGTAGACTGTAAAGGTGGGTCATCATACCCGCGACCATGCCTGGTACCCCTGCAACTGTTTCTAAAACGAGTGCACGGTGACCGTAACGCTTGCGGAAAAAGAGATCTGCAAACAGACGAAAAAACGCAGTCATAGACCGAGCAAATGCGTCTGATACCTGAGTAGATAAATTCACGGTGTCTCCAAAGTGGTGCCGCCACGAAGAATCGAACTCCGGACCTACTGATTACAAGTCAGTTGCTCTACCGGCTGAGCTATAGCGGCATATCTTTATTAAGTTTAGTCTTACGTCTTTCTGTAAGAGTCCTTACTATGTATATGCGAGTGAACGCTACGAAGGATATTCCGACAGTAAGAATGGTGGACAAAGTTATAGGGTCCGTGATACCCCACTTAACAACTGCTAACCATGTGTAGAAAATGTTAAGTGGATAGTTGATGACCGTCCCAAGGGCAACGTGGATTGTGGTTTCTTTTGCGATTAGAGGGTCATACAGTTTCATAAAAACGGGGCGATGGGGGAATCATAATAAAGTGTTCGCGGTGAAAGAGAATATCCCACCGCCCCAAAAGTTTTACTCAGACTCTTCCTCTGCGGAAGCTTCTGCGTGATCTTTCGCTAACTTCTCGTACAACGCAACCACCTGAATCGCTTGATCACGTAGTTGTCCGATAGTAGTTAGTTCCTCGCCCTTGAACCCACCACGTGTTACAACAGTATCAACTACTGCGACACATGAACGGGCAACGCGGTTTGCGAGGTCGTAGAATGTTGCTTGATCTTCAGTCATTTTATGCTCCGTATGTTGATGACTTTTCAAGTGCAATAAAGTATTCGGTCTTACCGGATGTCGAACGGAAGCTGGAGATCAACTTAGTTGAAATCGATACTTCGTAATCATCACCCAGCAACTTCATATTGTTAACACCCATAACAAAGTTGAAGTCTGATCCCTCTGGGAAAGTGCCTTCAACCCGAATAGAGTATGAGTTAGAAGTTTTGTTCTCCGTATCAACGACATCAATACGGACAGAATTACCATCGGGACGGATGGAGATTGTGTCATAACCTAGTGCGGATGATGCGCGTTTGATCTTACTTAGGGTTTCGTTAGTGAGGATAAATTTGACCTCACACTCAGGCATAATGATTTCCTTCTTTGGTGCAGAAAGCATATCTGGGTCCGAGTAGAAATATCGCACTGAGGAAAGACCACTGCCGTCTCTTACGGTGCAGAAGTTTTCACCAAAGTCAATTGTGGGATTATCTACGAGAGACAAGACCGACAAAAACTCCGACAGATCATAGATGCCGAATGAGCTGGGGAAAGATTCCTCGATCTCTGCCTGAGATACGATGTTCTTCGCGATAGACATAGTCTTGATGACGTTACCGCCATTGACTACGATGTTCTGGTTGATTGTCGAGAAGTTTCGTAGAATCTCGACAGTTCGGGTTGATAGTTCCATGTGGATTCCTCAGTTAATATGTGGAACATTATATACCATATGTCCCTTCCGTGTCAAGTAATATCTCGCATTCTACTGAAATTTTTGTCTTTGATAAACGACAGCTTACGTTCAAAGTGGGCATCCTCCAGTTCGGTCTTATGAGAAATTACAAATACATTAGTGTCTTCTTTGAGCGTGTCAATGATCTTCATTAGATTGTCGACACCCTCACCATCGAGAGACGAATCAAACGTCTCATCTAGGATCAACAGGTTGGTTGATACTGAGTTCTTCATCTTGGCAATGTGTCTCCAAGTGAAGAGTAAGGATAGGTCGATGCGTTGTTTCTCACCTTCTGAAAACGAGTCGTAGGAGAAGGTGTCGCGGTAACGCGATCGGATGGTCTCGTTGAAACTCTCATCTAACTCAAAGTGGACGAAGAAGTCCAACGTCTGTAGATACTTGTTGGTGAGTTCATTGATGACTGGAATGTATTGCTTGATGATCTTGGTCTTGATACCAGTGTCGCGGAGCAGTTCAGACGCGACACGATTGTACGACGACTTCTCGCTCAGAGTGTACTTGGTGTCATTCAATCCGTGTAGTTCATCGTCAAGGTTGCTCAGATCCTTGTTGGCCTGTGCCATATCACCAGAACTGTCTGCCATCTCCGCAAGATCACTCTGGATCTTCTGAACGTTCTGCGTCAGTCGTGAGATCAACTGGATGTTGTTGTTCATAAGGTTCTGTTTGTGCAACAGTTCTGCCATATCCTCTTCGAGTTTATTGATCTGAGACTGATAGTCACTCAACTGATCATCTGCCTTATCCATGAGATCTTTGAGTTCACGCGCACGTGCAGTCGCGTCTGCGCGTTTACTCTGACGCAGTTCATCACCAATATCTTGATCGCACGTAGGACAGTGTTCGTTGTCCTCGAAAAACTTCGCCTCTTTGACCACCGACTTGACCTGTGTGTCGAACTTAGTGCGGTACTTCTCCAACTTAGTCTTGTTGGTACGCATCTTGCTTAATTCTTCTGTGACTGCAGGCAACAAATTATTGACGGCTTCAGACAGTTCAGCGTTGGTCTCATTGAAGGTTGCAATGTCCGCGTTCAGAGATTTGATCTCCGATTCCTTCTCTTTACGGTGTGCAGTGTTGATGGCGCTCAGGTCACGGATGTACTTCTTTTGAGAAGATATCTGTGTCCTAACCATCTCAATAGAATGGTTGTTGTTCTCAAGCTCGCCTTTGAGGAGAGAGATTTTCTCCTTGAGTATCACATTCATTTTGGAAAATATGTTAATATCAAGAAGGTCTTCGATCACGTCACGCCGAGAAGTAGAGTTGAGTTGCATGAACGGGATAAAAGACGACGAGCCGAGAACAACAATTTGGTGGAAACTCTTATGAGACATCTGTAGGATGTTCTTTTCAAGAATCTCTTGATACTCACGCGCGTGTGAACTCTGATTGATGAGAGTACCATCTTTCCAGATCTCAAACTTTGCAGGTTTGATACCACGCACGACTTTATACTGAACGCTGTTGACTGTGAACTCTACCTCACATCGACAGTCTTTGGTGTTGATCGTATTGATCAACTGGTCTTTCTTAATCTTACGATGCGCCTTACCAAAGAGAGCGAACGACAGGGCGTCCAACATAGTGGACTTACCCGCGCCGTTCTCCCCAACCACTAGGTTTGTAGGGTTCTCTAGGAAGTCGATCTCATTAAAATAATTACCCGTCGAAAGAAAGTTCTTCCAACGGAGTTTTTGGAATTTAATCATGCAATTTCTACGCTCTGCGCCTCGACCATCAACTCAGAGACCAATCCTTTGATTCGGTCTTTGTCAAGGTCAGTGTCTACCTCTTGGATATAATTATAGATTAAAGTTTCAGTGTCGTCAACACTTATTTCGCTATCACCTACGTTCTCACCACGGAACTCACGGAAGTCTTCCGCAATCTTCAGTTCGTGGATCTTCTGTTGTTGGATGCGTTCTACGTATCGTTCGAACTTCTTCATGTCCGATCGGTTACCCACGATCAACTTAACGAACTTGTTATCAAGGTAAGACAGATCTTCAAAGTAGTTGACCTCATCTTCGTTATAGTAGATCTTGTGGAAAATAGACACCTCGTTGCGGACAGGGGTCAGTTCACGCGTCTCCGTATCGTAGATGTGGAAATACTTAGGGTCGTGTGCGTCGTTCCAGAAGAACTCCATCTGCGCACCAAGGTAGTGTATGTTGCCTTGCGACGACTTGGTGTGGAAGTGTCCAGATAAGACAGTCTCGAACCTCTGAAGGGGAGCAATATCCATACCGTCTTTACAGACGATTCCCTTGTCCATTTCAAACCCTGCCAGTTCAAAGTGGCCACCGATGACATCTACGCCGCAGTTAGCAAGGAAGGTATTAATCTCTTCTTCGTTCTCCGGACAGATCCATGGCACGAGACCAAACTTGACACCATCGTAGTCACGCACAACGGGGTCCATAAGAATGTCTACCTCGTTCATGTAGTGACCCATCAGCTCTTTGAGTGAGTTAAGGTCATTGGTATTCTTGAAGTAAACATCGTGATTGCCTGGGATAATGTCCATGTGGATATTATACTCGCGCAGTCTGTCTAGGAAGATCCTACGGTTGTGACTGAGCGCCTTGAGGTTGACCGTCTTACGATTATCGTAGTAGTCTCCAAGGTGCAGGATCTGGGTGATGTTGTTTTCTAACAGGTATGGAAAGAACACCTCACCATAGAAGCGTTCTTGGTAATCCATAAAAATTTCAGATGAATTACGACACCCGCAGTGGGTGTCATTCAATATAGCGATTTTCATACAGGTTCAACTCAACTAATATCCGATCATTATACTATAATGCAAGGGGTATGTCAAGTTTAATCTGAAAATCTTCCGTCTTCAATGAGGTGGTGTAGTCGGTGTGTAAAGATAGTCCACACCAAGCGAGATAGGGAATCCTCTTTGTAGGTTCCCGCTTTACATTCATAAGTCCACATTATTCCATCCACTCCGATAAGTCAGAATCAACATTTACTGCGCGACGCTTACGTTTCTTCTCTTCTTTCGCGTACTCTTTGAATTCGTCGTCAGCGTTCTTCACGGCATCGATACGCATACGTAGGGTATCAATGAAGGGAGACGCATGTTGCATGTGTCCGTATCCTTCACCCTCATCATCAAGGAACTCAGCCACGTCCGCCTCTGCAATAAACTTCATCTTCACGTCCTGTTGCTTCTTTTCCTTTTGGATCCGACGCAGGAACGCATACCATGAGATCTGCGTGAAGTAGGCGAATGCGTTTGGTTTACCCGAACGGGTTGCGGCTTCGATGTCGTAGTTCTCGATCGCCTTTAGGCAGTTCTCGACTGCGTCCATGACCATCTCTTCACGATAAGTGTAACGAACAAAGTTTGCCTTGTGAGAGAGACCCTCCGCGATCTTTAGGAAACAGGAAGCGATATAATTAGTAACGATCGGTGTAGACTCACCGATGTCTTTTGCCTCTTGGACAGAGGTGCAATACGCGACTACCGCTTCAGAGAACTCTCTGTTATTGACGTAATGTGGTTTTTCTTTAGGTTTCATAATATACAACTTCCATTTTTAATACGGTAATTATACCTTATTTTGACTTGTGTGTCAATCCAATTCCGGAGTTGTAGGCAACACGTTGACGCAATTCACTTGACGCGAAACGATGCGAACGTTCATTAAAATAGAACTCTATGCCGCGTTTACGCCCGATGTCTTTACCCGTGAAATCCTTCTCACGATACTCCTCACCCAATATCTGGATGTCCAAATTATATAGAGATAAGATATCTTCGAGATCTTTCTCAGTCTGGTAGGGGATGATCTCATCGACATATCTAACCGCCTTCAATTGGGTATATCTCTCAACCAAAGTTTGAATGGGTTTGTTCTTAGTGTCGGGCCGATCAATGGTAGGATCTGTCTGTAAACCGACAATCAGGTAGTCACATTGATCCTTCGCGTGGCGTAGGAGTTGGATATGACCCGCGTGTAAGAGGTCGAATGTAGAGCAAGTAAAACCTATTTTCATAATATTTTTAAAATGCCTTGACAGAATCGCATTTATACTGTATAATCTCTTTAACCAAAGGGGAGAATAGCTACCGTTAGTTCTTCACCATACCATCAACATCGGAATCCATAAGATCATTCTCACGGTCCATATCGCTTAAGAACTCTTCAAGTGACAAGTCACCTTCCCACTCATCACGTTCTTGTTGTTTTAGTTCCTGTGCCTCATTGTAGTCACGCATCTCAGCGATTGCACCAGTGTATTGTCTTTGCATCTCCTCAGTAGGGACTGCAATAGACATAATCTTATCGAAGAAAATGATAATAACGTTTTGAGGGCTGTCTTGATAAACCATGAACGTTTTAAACGCATAGTACTTATCACCACTACTGAGATCCTTCTCAATCAAAGACAGCGCATTTCTAATGACGATTGAATCGCCAGTTTCACTCATCAACTCGCATACCAGTTCTTCACCCGTTACTAACTTTAGGTGTTTAACCGAAGAGGTTGCTTTCGACATCTTGTTCCACTCTTATTGGTTTTAGGTTTATGGGATAAATCTTATATTTGAATCCCTCTTTAGTATATATCTTAATCCTTTCACCGCTATGTTTCAGTGTAAAGTTCTTGTGACTTCTAATATGAAGATCATCAGCAATATCAAAAAGTCTAGTAGTCCGACCATCATCAGACTTACGAAGCCCACGACCAATCGATTGGAGTACTTTGACTTGAGACTTGGACGGTGTCGCAAATACAATATTATGAAGATTGCGGATGTTAATACCAGTACTAAAAGTACCAAGAGAAGCAACGATAATTGCATCATTTTCTTTTTCTACTATTCCTCTTATTTGTTCTCTGTCCGTGGCATCTACTTCACCAGATACGTAGAATACTTTACGTCCTTCTTCAGCCATAGACCTAATCATCTCGTGCAGAACCTTACCATGTTTCTCAACAAATTGGAACATCACGAGGGTGTTTCCCGTTTGATCTATCGCTAGTTTACTGATAAACCGATTACGGGGTTCATAGGTGACGATCGTATCCAACTCTTCCTGATACGACATCTCCTTAACTTGTTGGCAGACATCATTGTGATATCGTAAGAGGAGTACCGAAATATCCAAGTCTGCGAGTTGATTTTCCTTCTGGAGTTCCACGGTTCGTGTAACGGTGAGTGTTGGTCCAAATAGACCTTCCAGAACTAGTTTGTTTGTCTCTGTCCCATCGAGAGTACCTGTAAGACCGAAACGATATTTTGCGTTGATGCACTTGTCCATCATGGTAGTCAGTGACTTCGCCTTGAACAAGTGGACCTCATCACCAAAGACTGAGTCAAACTGTTCAAACCACTCCTTGCCGAATTTGTAAATAGATTGCCACGTGGATATGATGACACGTTTGTCCGTGACCTTCTCCTTACCGGAGTAGATGCGGTGACAGAACTCCTCTACGTCGTAACCGTATTCCTCGAAGTCCTTATACATCTGCTCTACCAACGATGTGGTTGGGACGATGATTAGGATCTTTCCTTCGGTGACCTCGTAACAGTATCGTAGTAGGTTATAAATGATAAATGACTTACCGCTACCAGTAGGACTCAGTAGGATACAACGTCGGTGCTCGACTCCGTGCGAAATCGCCTTGTACTGATAATCTCTAGGTTTGAACGGAGCATCGAGTAGTGACAGGAAGTCGATAAGGGCGGGATGATCTATGTCCTCTTTAAACGAGGGAATTCCATAGGTCTCGTGTTCGATGATCTCCAGTGGGTAGAACCGATCCGCGCAGAACTTACGTAGGTGCGTGTAGAGACCCACGTTCATCTGTTTGGTCATCATGTTATAGAGTTTGACTTTACCGTCCCAGTGTCGGGACTTGTATGCAGGCATGTATTTGTAGCCAGGCACAAAGAACGAGAAGTATTCCTTCAACTCGTTCTCTTGAGCAGGATGAGCCTCCACCATAAAGTGGGAGTAGTCCTTCATCCTAATGCGAATCTTGTTATCCACCAGCCTCGAATCGACGATAATCAATCATGTTCTTGATCGTCGAATGCCTCCATTTGATCATGTTAAGAATATCTGTAAGACTATCTATCTGTGCTTTAAGTGCGACGATTCTGTCTTCAGACTTTGAGATCTCTGGGTCAGAGTCATAGTAATAGTCCATCTCGCCCTTGAGAATTTTGAGACCGTTGAATGGATCTGGATCCCATCCCTTCTCCTGTAGAGTCTGTGGGTCCATCTTACCGTTGTAGTATAACCACTTCTCCTTCAACAGGATCTTCTGTGACGCCTCTGCGCGACGTAGGGTAAGTTTGGTTACAGTGAGGTATTCTAAATACTTTGCGTGTAGCATGGGGATTTGACGTGATGTCTCATCCAGTTGGTGCATAGGAATAACAGAGTCCTCTGTCCACTCCTTGTGTATCGCTTCAATATTAAGCATGTATAATCCGTGGGGTTTTCAAAACTACATTATATCACATATTGGTGATCGTTTCAATACAATCTTTCCAATAGTCTTCGTCATGACCCAATACGTAACTGAGAGTCATACGGTAACATTCTGTTCTTGCGGCATGGTAGACTACATTACCTGAGTCGTAGTCTCCAAAGTATCCCGCTTTGCAATTCCACCCCTGTTCGTCTTGAACCGTTATGACCTGTTCTGTCTTGGGGTCGACATATTTGAACCACCCATCTCCCTTTTCAGACCACGTGAAGATAACGTTGTATGCGGATGCATCTGCGTTGTTGTGCCAACCGATGAACCCTTCCGGTGGGTAGAGTGTTGAGAGTGCACTGTGTTGCACACCTAGTTCCTCCATCAAACTGGAGTTCAGTGAGTTCCACGTCTTGCGATATTCTTCTGGGTGTGTCCCGAAGTAGTGATCGGGTTTGATAGGATGACAGAGAGAGTTCTCTGCGGCACCTCTATGGTCACGACCTTCGTCGATGACGCGCCACATTTCTTCGTCACTCGTGTAGTGGTCTGCTTGTCCGCGCAACTCCTCGACCAGACATCGGTTTGTCTGTTCGGGTTGGTACAACTCTCGATACGTATATCGGAAGTCTTCCAGAATCTCTAAGAGGTTCCGGTTCTTTATATCCAATTTTACCATCATGATATAGTGAATTTAGTGTACTTAAATGTTGCGTCGTATGTTATATATGCAACGTCTCCACTCGTGGAGTTCAGTTCAACAGATCCAAGCTGGACAGGAAGACATCCCTCATACCTGATCTTTATGTTTGCGTTGTTGTGACTGGTGAGGATGATGACCGTGATGTCTTGAGACAGGTCTTCTGAGGTGTCGACCGTGCGCTGCATCCAGTCCTGCATCTCCTTGTATGCGACCATGTCTTCATCTAGGATCAACTGCATCGACAGATCCGTATACTCGATGGTGTCTGCGGCAACAGGGAATCTCTGGATCTTTGCGATCGGACGATCCACTGCGTTTGCGCTAGAGCCGGGGTGTGTTACAGACTGCGCAAAGAATTCTAGGTTTCCGTATTTTGCGCGTTCGATGACGACACGGAATCCCGTAGGTTGCAAGAAGTTTGTGTTGGATGTTACGCTCATAATGAATCCTCTTAGTCACTTTATTTATACGCATAAAAAAAGGGAGTCCGAAGACTCCCCTAAAAATGACTATTGAATAGTTCTTTTTATTATGACTTAGCCATTAGGTTGTCAACACGGAAGATACGATAGTATGTGTTCTGACCCGATGTGTTATCTAGCACATGTGGCTGGTTTGCTACGCCTGAAGCTACGAATGGGTTAACTGCCATGCCGTAACGAGTCTTGAAACCAATCTTAGGCTGGAACGTGTCCTCAGCGACTGCTTTCATCATCTGTAGTGGTACGTATGGGCAGTAGAACATACCTGCGTCATATGCGTTTGTACCCTTGTAACCTACAGTTACGTAATCAACGTCTGCGTATGGGTCGATGAAGACACGGATACGACCGTTGATTGTACCAGCGAATGTGTTACCAGTTGTGTCTACTTGTAGACCAGCGCCTGGTTGGTAGTCTAGTGAACCAGCAGCAGCAAGTGCAGTTGCAACATCAGCAGAACAAACTACGATGTTACCCTTACCGCGACGTGTGTCCTTCGCGATTGCGTTTGCTTCACGCTCAATCTGCATTGCAAGAGCCTTGAAACGCTCTGCTGACCAACGACCGTCCGCGTCTGATAGTACGTCAAAGACACCACCAGCACCGCCGTTTGCGGCAGATGCAACGTTAGATGTCGTAGCACCTAGAACAGCTTGAGAGTTGATTGAACGAACGATTTCGCGGTTGATCTCAGCTAGGATCTCTGTAGACAGAATGTTTGCTAGTTCTGTCTCTGCGTCAAGACCGTGGATTGCCTTTAGATCTTGCGCTAGTTCGATTGAGTACTCAGCCTTTAGTGCGCGTGACTTAGCAACAACGCTTTGCTTCTCGATTGAGAAACCCATCTCTGCGAATGGGTTTCCATCTTCGCCTAGAGATTCAGCAGCGCCTGTGCTAAATGTGCGGCCTGGTAGGCCTAGATCACGACCTGTACCGTCAGCTGCAAGACCAGACATACCTGAAGATTCGCCAGACTGCGGGGCAGAACCAGAGAAACCAGATTGTGGCTCGTCAAGACCTAGAGCTTCTGGACCAGTAAACTTACCGTCTTGATCTTTGTTTTTGCCGTAGTGCGACTTCATTGCGAAGATTAGACCAGTTGGACCAGACATTGGCTGGACACCACATAGGTCGTATGCCATTAAGTTTGGCATCGCGCGACGTACTAGTGAGATTAGAACTGGATCCCAGTTCGCGATTGCACCGCCAGTTGAGTTAGTTGGTGCTTCTGTTAGAAAACCTTGCATTGAAGCGCGCTCTTCCATTAGAGCTTTTTCTTGGTTTTCTAGGACGGCAGCTGTTACTGCCTTACGTAGTGGATCAGTGATCGCGCCAGCAGATTCTTCGTTAAGTACTGGTGACCACTTCTCAATCAATGTATCGAATGATTGCATTTTACTATTCCTTATTGCTTAGTGGTTTTACGAAGAGCGTGTAGGTAATTCTCCATTACAGATGAAACCTCTACTTCTTCCTCTGTCGTTTCTTCGACAGATTCTTCAAGTTGCTCTGGGATTTCTTTTGAGAAGTATGATTCCTTGACAGTGTTAACCTTCGCAACGAAAGATTCTTCGTTCTCGAAGTCAACGCTTTCTAGGAGACCCTTTAGCTTCTCCGCTTGTGTATCTGCTAAATCACGTGATGCCTCAGCGACGATAGTGTTACGCTTATAAGTTTCAAGTTCTTCAGCTAGTGAAATTGCATCGCCAGTAGTGTTGTTTAGACGTTCTTCTAACTCTTCTACTTGTCCTGCAAGTTCGTCAACTAGGTCGACCTTGGTTTCTGGAACTTCGATGTATGACTCTACGAATAGGTCACGCATGTTGTTCATGAAAGTCTCTGCGATTTCAGTACGGAGACCGTTCTGAATTGCAACTTTGTTGTCTTCCATCCAAGTTTCAACTACATAGTTTAGGTATGAATCAACCTTACCGACTAGGTCAGTTTTGATTGTTTCGACTTCTTCAGCAAGTTCTACCGCGTAGTTCTCTTCAAGACGTGTGATCTCTTCTGAAAGCTTTGACTTTACAGCCGCTTCGAAGATTACAGATGTCTTTTGCTTGAACTCTTCAGATAGAGTCGCTTCACCTTCAACAATAGCAGCAAGTTCAGAAGCAGTATCTACTTCCTCTGCTACCAAGTCTTCAGCACTTACAACGTCTTCATACATCTTTTCATAAGCAGCTTGAACATCTGCCTTAGTAGATGTCATTAGCTTATTATGCATTGCATTGATCATGCCTGCTTTAGTTTTTGGTGGGGTAGCCTTTGGAGCAGCGTCAGCGGCTTTGTCTACTGAAGCAATTGCTTCTGGCTCAGTAGTCGTGTCCTTGTTTTCCGGTGCTGCTTCTTCGAGAGTTTCCTCCACGATTTCGTTAGACTCAATCTCAGTATCGCGGATTTCACTTTCTACTGCTTGATTTAAATCAGTCATAGTGACTCCTTTATAGTTTAGATTTGATTAACGAGAGGAAATTCTTGAATTCACGAATCTGCACTTCAGGACGATGTGCGATAGGTGCTTGCTTAATTTCAGTCTCTATATCTTCAATAGCTTGAGGTTCTAAGATTCCATTATTCCAGACCCAATCTACACCTTCCATAATCCCATTAACAAAAGCTTCCGGTGCCGATGGATCTTGCACGATATCTACCGTAGCAAGAATAAAATCATCTTTGACGTACATTACGCCGTTTTTACTCTCAAGACTTCCCATTCCACGAGTTGACACACCTAGTTGAACACCTCCTTCTAAGAGACCTTTCACTATCTGACCCATTGGGGTATCCAGTATTTGTGCCTTTCCTGAGAAACTTTATCCAAGTTAACAGTCGGACCTTCAGGGTGATTGAGTTCCCCAACAGCACGTTTTTTGCTAACCTGATTTTCAACATACGTATTTACTGCCTTCTCCATAATTGGTTTTGGGTAGATACGTCCGTTACGATTCTTTTTGTCTGCCTGAGCGAATACACCTTCAATGACAAAGTTCTTCTCGCCATTCTCTTTGGCTTCAACAATGCATTCAATGTCGTTTTCTACGAATTCGCTAATCAGCTTCATTTTATTTTCCTAAGTCCTTCAGGACTTGTTTAGCGGTAGACTCCGCTTCTTTCTGTGACTTAAACGTATCGACAGAGTCCCCGTCGATCGTTAGATGAAAACCCTTCGGTGTCTTGGTGATAACAACAGGGTAACCGGACATCTTCTTGTCGAAGACGACCTTATCCTTTGCTTCACGAATTTCTTGAAAAGTTTTCATTCTTGTCTCCCTATTGGAGTATTTATACACAAAAAGTTTTTAACCGCGATTTTATTCGAAATCGTCTGCTTCTGACCCGAACTCCACGTCGTCAAGGTCTCCCGACTCAAGTGCCGCGTCGATTTCTTCGTCGGTTACTTCTAAATCTTCTGCTTCAACACCGTTGAAAATCTGACCCGCAACACTCACCTTCTCCGCGTCAAGTGCGTCTTGCACCTTGTCAGCCATGAGAGAGTTAAATAGTTCCTCGGCGGAGGCGAAGTTACCGACCTCTAGTGCACCGATTAGATTTTCTGTTGGTGATAATTCAACTGTTTCTGTTTCACTCATTACATATACTCCTTAAAAGTCATCATCCATATCGTCGCTGTTTGCATTCTCAGCTTCGACTTGTTTCGCCATCTCTGCGATGTCCTCATCATTGAACATCATGACGTTCTTCATAACCCACTCACGTGAGAAGTACTCTCCCACGTAACCGGAAATCTGGTCCATAGTCTGTAGTCGTTCTCGCAGTATTTCTGCTTCCTTCAGTTCGACAAAGTGGTTGTCGCGGTTGAAGTCGATCTGGATGTGGTTCTTCCACGTTTCCCAGTCTTGTTCAGTACATATACCTTTTAGTAACAATTGCTTACGTAGGATACCCGTGAATAGGTTCGCGAACTTACGACGCATCCTGTCGATGAACTTCTGGAACTTCACCTCATCACGGTTGATCTCTGTCGCACGACCTAGTGCGAACTGTTGTTCTTGTTCGAGGCGTGATAGAGGTACGTTCAGTGAACGATACAACTTCTTTTGGAAATAAATGATGTCGTCGATCTGACCGAGATTCTCACCGCCTGGAAGTGTGCTGATCTCTGTTCCTCGACCACCCTCACGGCGTGGTAACCAGAAGTCCTCAAGCATTGACATGTGCTTGCGGTCATCCTTAATCTCACCCGTGTTCGCATCATAGACGATTTTGTTGCGGTAACGCGCCATGATGTCTTTGATATACTGTTCTGATTTACCCTTCGGTAAGTTACCCACGTCAATATAGAAGATACGACGTTCAGGTGCGCGAGACATACGATAGATGACTAAAGAGTCTTCCATCATGCGCAACTGGTTTACGGGTTTGATTGCTTTCTGTAGGTAGGACAGGACACGCTTCTTTGAGTTGTCCAATAGACCTGAAGTGATATACGAAACAGAATCAGAGGTCAACTTGACACCAGTACCCGTACCGCCTTTGTCTTGGTAGATGTAAAACTCGTTTACCTTGTCTACCAACTTCGCGCCAGTTGCTGGATCTGTTTTGTGTTTCACCTCTTTGACCTTGCGGATCTTTGCAGAGTCGATTGGACGAATTTCTTGGATTCCCATCTTAGGATTGGTTGTGTCGACCACAAGGTGATGATATAGACGACCATCGACATACCATGAACGGAACATGTCGTGACCGTATTCCTCGAAGTTCAACATCGAAACGATGCTGTCGAACTCTTCGAGTAGTGTGTGTTTGATTTTGTCTGAAGTGTCAACCTTATCTAGGTTCAACGCAACAGTAGATTCTAGTTCACCCGCAACGATAGATTCGTTTAGGATGTCTTCGATTGCAGCATCGACTTCCGGATGTTCCGCGATCTGTCGATACTTAGTGATGAGTCCGTGATTATCTTTTGCAGAGCCGCCTTCCATGTCGATGTATTGTCCGAAGTACGAACCCGACGCGGTGACGTAACCAGCACCATCCTCATCCACTTTAGGGACGATAGACGTTACCTTCTTTTCATCTTTTTCTTTTGACGCTCTCTTCAGTTCAAAACCGAATGCGGAGAAAACGTTTGAGTCATTATCTGCCATAAGATCCTCAGTTCAAGTATAAGGGGGTGCAAGGCACCCCCATCAAACTTACTTATAATACCTTTAACTAGTGGTATTTGACTCCCAGTATTGGATTGCGAAAGTTGTAGTGAACTCTTCGATAGAGTCTCCAGTTCCATAATCTAGTTCAATGGAACTCAGAGTAATCGGGAACGCACCACGGAAGTTGTATGTCTTTAAGACACTTCCGTCTTTATCTAGTTGCTCGACAACCATGTCTGCCTGATAAAGTGTTGGTGATGTGATGCCAGTGTTAGCACTGTGACCATTGATTCCGTTCATCCAACGTTCCATTGCGTCACGAACTGCAAAGTCCGTGTCATTGATGATGGTTACTTCCCAATCATCAAATGTACGCTCTCCAGCAATCTTTAGAATACGACCACGGAAAGGAACGTCAACTGACGCAACATTCGAGGCAGGAAGCTGTGCTGTCTTACACATGAATGATGCAAGTTCCGCATTACCACCTGCGTATGCAGGGAAGTTCAGTAGAACGCGAAATAGGTTAGGACGTGCACCGCCACCTTTCAACTTTGCTTTAAAATCGTCTACTCTTAATGTCATGATCGTTCTCCTTATACAGTGCCGACCACTTCTTCAAACTCGACGCCAGTACGGACTGCGACGAAGTTGAGAGTGACGTAGTTGATTGAACGTGCTGGCTTGATGAAGCAAGACGCGATGAATTCGTTGCGATCAACGACCTCTGGAGTGTTGTTTGTTTCGTCACATACAACACGGAAGTCAGTGATACCACGACGACCTTGGACTTCACGTAGGAATGGTTCTACGATGTTAGTAAACTCTGCACGTGTAAAGTCATCGTTCAGTTCGAACATGACGTTCTTCGCTGCTTCACCGATTGCGCGTTCGATGACTAGGAATAGTCGACGGACGTTGATGCGGTCGAATGCAGATGGACGTGCTAGTGCAGTCTTGTCACCGAACAGTACAGTACCTTGGCCAGGCATAGACACGATTGGGTTGACACGTGCCGCATACATCTGATCACGTTCACCCTTCGTTGGGTTGAACGCAAGTGCAGATACACCGAAGTACTGACCACGACGTGTTCCAGCAGGGGAGAACCAAGGAGCAGAAGAAATATCTGTTGACGCCATGATACCCGCAGTTGATGAACATGCTGGAATGAATTCGTACTGATCTAGGTACTTGTTGTAAACCTGAACCCAGTTACCGTCCAACACTAGGTAAGATGTTGATGGTAGGTCGTCTGCCCAACTAGTAACGACATCGTCTAATGATGCTGGTTGGCTTGGTGGTGATGCAACAACAATGCAGTCTTTACGTAGGTTCTGAGAGATACCTGCTAGAGCAGATACATCTAAACCATCATTGTGTGCAACCATGAAGTCGATCTGGATTTGATCAACGTCGCCGTATGCTGCTTCGTAGTCTGTCTGTAGAGTAGTTGAAGGCGTATCTGTACCACCATCAAGATCGAATGTTCCGGCCTGAGGTGACTGAGATAGTTCGATCCAGTTAGAACGACGGTTAACATATTCTACGATGTAACGTTCGTCGCCGACAGTTTCGGTTAGGTTTTTGTGGG